CCGTCAATCACACGGTTGATTACCGCATCGTAGACCACTGGCTCACCAAAAACCAGTATTGGGCACAACAAAACAAGTGAAATTAACTTCATTTTGTGGGTGACGATTGGTGGAGAAGGTCATCTTTGGCTTGCGATCCTGCACTGCTACCAAAGTAGAAAGCAATTATTCCGGTCCATGCTGTACCAAGGCTACCCAGCATCAGCATAAGCGCATCAGAAGTCTTAAAGGTTTCGGTCATCATGCCCACAAGAATCCCAAAGAACCCCAGTGTTACAGCAATAGCAAGAACAGCAGGGATGTAAGAGCGAGTCTCTGCTTGCATCTCACGGGCAGATTTCCTGTCTTCATTGCCCAGCTTGGCAAAATCCAAACCCATCTCTTGAGCACGAGCCGCCATGTCAATCTCGGCCTTCTTGAGCATCATTATCTGGTCAGCAGATAACTTGCCCTCACTGATGGTGCTTTGAACGTCCTTTGGGTCTATGCCAATAGCCTTGCTCACCGCCTCGACAGCAAGCCCCGCTAGAGGCCCACCAAGGGCTGTTGCAATGGTAGGTGCGATAGTCTTAAGCCAATCCATAGTTGCTCCTTAAAAAGGTAAATAACTCAATGCTTTATCCATTGCTCGTTTAGCCAATGGTTCGGGTAACGCTTTCACAAAATCCAAAAACCACCAAACACAGGCCACATAGCAGAACAATTTGAACCACTTTTTGAAGCCATTGACGATCTCATCCATGAGGTCTTATCTGGTAAATGCCCCACCCAACCATTGCCAACAATAACCCAGCAGTAATTAAACCAAGAACCACTTCAATAGCCTGTTGCATTTCTTGTTTCTTCTTGATAGCGGCTTCCTTTTCACGTTTGGCAGCTTTGGCAAACTCAGCTTCCATTGCGGCGGCTCTGATCTTGATGTTGTTCCACAAATCCATGTGGTTTGGGTAAAACAGTTTGTTCTTCAAGTCATCTTCAAATTGGCGGTGCTTAGCAAGCGCCATCTCGATCTCCATTGCTTTACCAAGTGCAGAGCCTTTAAACGTGCCATTCTTGGACTCAACCACCACTTGTAAAGCATTGGCCTTGGCATCAAAGTAACGCCCAAGGAAAGGCCCAAGTGACTCCACGTTCTGAGCCGTAGAAGCCGCTTTCTTTATCAAGTTGACTGCTGAATTCACAGCGTCAAGGGCTTCAAACGGGTCAATCATTTCTTTTCAACCTTTTTCCATTCAAGGCAATAGACTATCCGATTGTAAACATCACCCGTCCAACCCCATCTAACACACCTATATTCTGTGCTGATCACCAGCGCCAGAACAACAGCAATCATTTATCTGCTTTGCCGTCTAACTTATCAAATATTTTGCCTAGCATTTCTTTGATCTCACGAATGTCTTCACGGCTGTCATCACGGGTAACGTAGGTCTTAGGAAGTTCCTCACGCAGTTTAGCAAGGTCTGATTTCAAATCTTTGACAGCAGTCCACATTTCACGGGCAAACCATCCTGCCACTGTAAAAGCAATGCCAGCGCCAGTGTTTATAAGAGATTGATATTCCATGATTTACCTGAAGTATGCAGAAGGAGGAGCAATGCCACGACCAGCGCCGACTTTGCGAACGTATTCTTGTTCTTGACGCAGTTTCTTGGCTTCTGGAGACTGAGCATAAGGGCTTCCCAATAACATAGCATTAGCCGTGCTTGGAACATTACTAGAACCCTCACCAGCACCGGACATTGTGAATCCTGGTGGCAATACAGCCTCAAGCAAATTAGCTCCCGCCATGCCACGTTGACCAACAGTTTGTGCATTTACAAGGTCAGGTATAGCAATTAAAGCGCCCAATATGCCACCTACTTTTGCCGTTTTTGTGCCCATAAAAGGGGTTTCTTTACTTTCAAGAACAGATTTAGTAATTCCAGGAGTCTGAGGAGGAAGAGCAAGACCCGCTGCTTTTGCTTCTGCACGAGTGGGCCTACCTAACCCTCTGTTAATTTCATTTGCCTCTAAAATAGAAGCCTCGTATGAAGAAGGAAAATCACGCTTTGAATACGCATTTGTATATTCAGGTTGTCCTATCATTAATCTAGATGAATCAATGTTTTGAGCATTTGGAACAAAAGCATATCCTGCAGGAACATCTTCTACTTTGGCATAGTTGTTTCTCAGCAATGGCTCTCCTGCTTTTTTGCCTTTTGTCCTTAATTCAGCAGCAGGACCTTGACCAGCATATGCAGGTTTCCCAGTGCCTGTCAGCAATTCGTTAGAAACAATTTTTTGTGCGGCAGGTGTTTCTGAAAGTCTTTGATTGATCAAAGAATTCATTGGGCTAGTTCCAGTAGGAATACCTGCTGGTTGGTTAGAAACAGCACCAGACAAAGAATTCATGTAATTCTTGTAGTTGTTGGTTAAGATTTCAGCATCTTTAAGATTGGTAATCTTGACGTTGAAATGCTTTTCTACATCAGCTAATGGAGCGCCAAACTTTGCCTGAGATTCAACAGCCAATTTAGATTCTGGAACGCCAGGTGTGAAAAGTGGCGGTGGAGGAGGTGGCTCAAAAAAAGGTATATCAACATTGCGGTTGATATTTGCATTAGCTTCTTTAGCTATGCGTCTGTTTTCTAAAACAGATTTACCTTTTTCTATGGCTTTTTTCCCGCCATATTCAATTGCTTTAGCTCCCACATAAGTTGCAGCAGCAATAGCTGGTATTTTCCAATTCTCAAGAACTTGATCTTTTAAATGATCAACAGCACTTGGTGGGGCTGGAGGGGGCGTAGAAATACGCAAAGCCTCACGAGCTTGGTTAACTTGAGCGGCTACAGCGGCAGCGTCAGGCTCTCCAGGTTGTGGCGGCGGCATTGCGGCATTGGCTTTTGGTAATTTAACTGGAGAAGGAATAACAGGGTTAACTTGAACAAGGCTAGTTTTTGGTTGCTGTGCAGGTTGTGGTGCAACTTGCAAAGCATCTTGAGTAATGGCTTGAGTAATAGCGGCATGACCAAAACTACCATGCATCATCCGGTTGTATTCATCGTCCGATAGTTGTTTTATGTCTGCCATATCAATCCTTATTTGATCACAAGTTGATTAGATTCATTGACCATCAATGTACCTTTAGGATATTTGCTTTGGCCCTTCAAATGAATGTTCATTTTCTCATCAAAAGTATTGTTGATGGCTTGATAAAGAGGCGATGCAGCAAACTCTTGCTTTAAAGCATCTTGATCAACCAATTGACCAGTAGCGGCTACTTTCCTTGCGGCCCTCATTAATTGAGCAGAGTAAGCAGCCATCAAAGCATTGTTGCGTTGTTGTTGAACACGGTTCATCAAAACTGCATCAGTACCACCTGTAAAAATGTCAGTGCCTGTAAGGTTTACAAAACCAATTGGCTTAACAAAATCAGGGACATTCTTTGCATCAGCTTCATTCTGTGCATTCAAAGCTTGCAATCTAGCAAAGTCTTGAAACTCTTGAGGCGTTTTAATAACATCTTGCAATACAGCCATAATGGATGATTGCAAGTTACGCTGGTCTTGCATTGTCTGACCAGAAGATGCCGTTGCTGAAGTAGCATCACGGGCATTGGCTGCAACACCAACTTGAGCGTTAGCAGAAGCGCCCATTGCGCCACCAGCAGACACATTAGACCCAGACGGAGGAGCAACGCCACCAGCCTGACCTTCTGCGCCAAAACCAGCCTTTACATTGGCTGTGTTACCAAGACTTGTTAAATCATTAGCACTTGCACCAACTGCCTTGTTTCTTTCATTGGATTTGTTATTACTGATTGTGTTGTAGCTGTTGATGTTGCCAAGCAATTTGGCACGTTCATCAGAAGGCAATGTGCCAACAAAGTCAAGAATTTTGCGGTTCTTCTTGGCTAAATAGATCTGCTCATCAATGTTGTGATTGGATGCAGAAGCATTTGCTGAAGTAGCGTAAGCAGCGTTGGTGGTTACTTTTAGTTGGTCGGTAAGACCTCTGGTAACCATTTCAGAACTAATTTTCCCATTAGTCCAAGGTAGAGTTCTAATGGCATCTTGATCAGATTTGGAAATAAGACCACTACGAGCGTTAATTTCTTGTTTTTCTTTATCACTTAAATCACGTTTGTCGGCGTAATTTTTGATAATTCCATTCTCACCAATTTCGTTATAACCTTTCCAATAGACTTTGCCATTGAGGTCTTTGGCTGCTTCATACCTTACCGCACCACCGTTGTAATATTTGTAAACATCATTCCAATTGTTGTCCATAGCGGCAAAAAACATCTTGCCCCATTGTGGTTGCGTATTAGGATGTTCAGCAGAAGACTCTTTGGTATGCTGGTCAATGTTGCTTGCAAATGAAATTCTGTCTGCAGGCGTTGCTGCACCAGTGGCAAGTTTAACTATGTTTTTAGTGATAACTTGAGCACGTTCTGGAAGATCTTGAAACTGAACAGAAGTAGGCTCTAATGTCACTTGAGCAACAAAATTATCTCCTGCATTCGGAGGAACAACGGCAACCTTTTCGGTTAACGCGCCTGTTTCTGGTGGAGCAACAGCAGTAGCCATGATTTGTATCCTTTATCTATTAAGCCATTGCAGAAATAAAATCCATGCCATCTAAATTATCCAAACCTTGGCTTAATTCTTCATCATCAAGTTGACTTTTGTAATTATAAGGATTGGTTATTGGAGCTTCTGTAGGCGATGTAGTCTGTTCATTTGGGTTAATGGCAGAGTTAAATGAACCTCCAAAATTTCCACCCAAAACTTGAGTTCCAAATTGTTTAGCTGAACTCCAAGCTTCTGATATTGGTTTGGTTTCTTCTTCCCACATCTGCGACATGGATTCAGGAGGCTTAATTCCAGACAAAGAAGGTGACGCAACAGGGGCCAACGCTCCTGTTGTTCTGTTAAACCCAGCGTACTTTGCCCAATCAGCATGGTTAACTGGGTTTGCAAAATCAAACTTAAAATCAGCCATGATTATTTTCCAAAACCAAAGCTACCACCCTTGCCAGAACTATTAGAGCCTTGAGTTCCAGAAAAGTTTGGAGTTGTAGAACCTTGCGGAGTGCCGTAAATGATTGATGCGTATTTGCTGTACAAGTCCATTGGCGCATTTGCATAACCAATTTGAGCAGCAGCAGATTGATTGGCGGCATTTAAATTTGCCGCGCCAGCACCCATTAAAGCTTGCTGATACCCTGCCGATTGATTTGTGGCGTTTTGACCAGCACTTAACAATGCCTGACTTGCGGCAGAACGGTTTGCTTCAATACCTTGTTGGGTCTGAGCAGCAACAGTACCCATTCGTTGGTTGCTCAATGATTGCAAGTTGGCTTGAGCCAATGCCGCACGAGAAGATCCAAGTCCACCAGCAGCACCATACGATGCGTTTTGCCCACTCATTGCTTCACGGGTCTGCTCCATAGCAGGCTGCAAAGCCGCAGCAACTTGTTGTTTTTGATATTCAGGCGAAAACAATCCCGCCAATTTTGAAGCACCTTCTTGACCTAAAATTTGACCAACATTTTTTTGATATTGAGCTGCATCTTGTAAACCACTCATGCCGCCCGTAAGACCTGCGCTACCCGCTGCTTGCTGAAGATTGCCAGTTTGTGAGGCTACATTTGAGGCGTTATTTGCTGCACCTGATACATTGCCAGAAGAACCTCCGTAAAGATTGCCAGCGCCCGTAATTGTTTGCTGATATGCAGGAAAGGCTGTGCCAGTAAGAAAACCTGTTTGAGCTTTAATAAGTGCTGTTTGTTCAGGAGTTAAAGTAGGCGTACTCGAAGAACTGCCACCACCCATACTAATTATGGTTAGCCTTGGCATCAAAAAATTGATTAAATTTTTTATCTTAAACATCTAAATGCTCCTTTTGATATTCATCAAATCGTTCAAAAACTACAGCCTTCCACATATCAGGAAGGTGTTTTCTTAACTCAACAGGTCCCAAACACACATACATTGCATAAGCAATAATTTGACCTGACGCACATCGCAAATTGTGAGCTATTTCAATACCATGAGGATCTTTTTCTCTTTCAAAATGGTTAGCTGTTTCGTAAGAAGAAATCACGTTTAACCACATTGGAATTATTTGAGCTTGAATTCGTTGATAAAACTTGTTGGTTGGCAAATACACCAAACACAAAGCAAATGCATTGTTTGTTTGCTGTTCTGTGACTTCCTTATCTTTGTCTATCAAATCATCCCATGTATGCGCCAATTCTACAAACATGCAAGTCATTTGGTAAGCATCTACATCCCCCCCAAACCATTCAAGCTTTACAAATTCATTGCTATACATTGGTCAACCTTTGCCTTTTCCCTGACGATTTGTTGACATTTGCGTCATACCCGTATTATCGCTTGCTTTAACAGTATTTGGGTAAGCATTAGGTTGGCCCATTGCTGGCTGACCACCTTGACCAGGAAAAGTGATAGCACCCTGTGTTCCTTGGCCTTTGCCTTGTGACATCTGGCCTTGCATCTTTTGCGTTTGGCCTGCCATTGCATCAAGTCTAGAAGCACCTACAGGAGGCTCCACATTAGGCTCACCCATAGGCATATCCATCTGATGAGCAGGTTGTTGCGGGAATCTCCGCATCATTTCATCTCTTATGTTTTCAGTAGGCTGGTTAGGCGACATTTGAGCATCTGGGTTAGGTAAGCCCTGTCCTTTGCCTTGTGGGGCAGAAGAATAAGGTGATTGCATAGAGGTTGATTGCATTCCCATGATTTATCCTTGTTGAGCGTCACGAGCAGTGGCGGTTTGTATATACAGAGAATAGATCATTTGATAGATCTGAGCCTGCGTTGCGGTTTCACCAGTGGGGCTACCCGTTACTGGATCGAGAATTGGAAAGGTTGCAGCAGGATCGTATTTCACGCCACAACCAGCAACTTGTTTGTTAATTGTAGTCTGATCAAAGACATAAATCTTTTCTTCAGCAAAACCTACTTGCTTAACAGCATCTAAAGGGTTGGAAATGTTTACTGAATAACAACGCTGATATTCTTGTCCTGAAATATTAATTTGTTTGTAATTTGCCATATTTTATCCTTATGCAATTAAAACCCAACCAAGGGTTGTACCTTTGTAAAACCACAATTCACTATTGGCAGAATTACCAACAACATGCAATGAACCCGCTTGAGCAGCGGAAGGAAGTGATGCCACTGGCAATATAACCATTGCAGGGTTAGCGGTGTTAGCTAACAGGACTAATGGAAAGCCAGAAGTTGATGTTCCAGCCAATCCAATAAAAGAATCACTTGCGCCTAAAACACCAATACCTGATGGGCTAGTGGCTATTCCCCAAACCCCATAACCTCCCAAATTGTTACTTTCTCCTTTTACACCTGTACCAGGGTAAGCATATGATGAACTGTGACCATAAACTCCAATATTAGAACTATTATTATCGCCATAAATGCTACCAGTAACTTGCCCAACAACTCCTTTTCCAGAAATATTTGAGGCAAATACTCCTGTATTTTGGAGATAATCAGATCGAACAATTAACCCATAACCGTAATTTTGTCCAGTAACAACATTAACTGCTGTTAATAAACCACCAATAGAATTAGAACCAGAAAAATTTGCATACCCGCTAATATCTATAGATGAATTTCCAGTTAATGCTAAATTAGAACCATCCCAAGTTAATCCTTGAGTAGATGATCCAATAGAAAATTTGTAATTTGCTCCGCTATATCCAAGAAAAAAACCAGTCCCTGTGTTGTAAGCAGTCTGACCACCTTTTAAATAGCCACCAGTATCTACAGTTAATGTTCCGGTATTAACCGTAATGGCAGACAGTTGACCTACTTTTAAGCTAGAAATGTAGGGTGTGGTCCAAGATGTAATGTTAGTGGCAGGGTCGTAAATGCCATCAGCTTGATATAAAGAGTCGGTGCTTGTCGGGTTAGGATCCACACCACCCCAAGTTGCAGTCAATCCCCATGAGCCAGATACTGGGAATGATGCACTGCCTGTGGTGGTTACAGTGGCAGATACAGGTGATGGATTGCCAGCAATACGGGCAAATGTCAGCCTAGAAGACAGCCCATTGCCACCCGCATAGCCAATAGAGGACACACTAGCTGTTGTCCAATTAATGGTTGAAGTGGTTGTACCTGCTGGTGCAATTAATGTAACCTGCGCCCTATAAAGCGTAAACCCAGGCGTTGATGCTCCAGCAACAGCAGACCACCCACTTGGATCTGGACTAAACGTACCTGCAGACCAAATATAAGTTGAAGTACCTGTAACCGTAGGAATCGATGTATCCCACCGATAAACAGACGGGTAAGCGACTTGGCTACCGGATGCGCCTTGGTCCGAAAAGACAAATTGAACAATAGCTACATTAGCCTGAGTAATTACCCCTGTGGTGCTTTTGTAGCGCACAGGAACACTTAAAGAAGCTGGAGTGCCTGACATTGCTGTTGGAGCAGGAAATAAAGCATAGCCACCACCGTCTGTTGGCAAACCAATAGTAATCTGGTTATAAGTAATATCACCCAATCCAGTTGTAGATGAATTACCAATACGCCATGTATTATTTCCAAATGTAGGATCAGTATCTGTTGAAGCAGTTACATAGGTAGCCAAAGCACCACCAGCAGTGGCATACAGTTTAGGTGTGACTCCGGTAAATATTGGAGTTAATGGGTTACCAGAACGAATTACTTGCAAACTAGCTGGTTGAAAATAAGCAAGAAATCCTGGGCCTACACTTGTTGAAGTAATAATATCAAGGTTAATTGATACACCAGCGTCTTGAACCCATCCAAGACCAGGCGAAGCATTTTGAGCAGCAAACTGAATCTGCCTTCCACCAGCAGTGATATACCAAACAAACTTGGTTGTGCCAAAACCACCAGTTACTTGCCGCCAAGTGTAATCAGCAGGGTTTGTTGATTCTGTAATGTCGTTGCTGTTACGGATTCCGTAATACAAACGACCTGTTGGCGTATTGCTAAAATTTAAAGAACCATCAAAACTGTCTGCATATTTAATGGCAATGTATTTGTACAGATAGCCAACAATTTGACCTGTAGGACCTGAAATCTGACCCGATACAGAATCTGCTGAATACGTTGTGTTGAAATTACTGAGCAGGTAATTAACTGCCTCAGAGACTTCTGAAGATGTTGGGTTACCGTCAAGAAGAAAAGGCATTAGAACGCATCCTCAACAACAGTTGCTTGCCAGTTAAGTGCCGTCAGATTCCATGCGTCTGTAGCATCATTGGACTCTACCTTGACGGACACTGTACGTACATTGTTCTGCTGAGTAGTTACCCAAGGGTTATCTGTAACTATGTTTACATATCCCGTCTGACCGTAAGTAGCTGGTTGGGCAGTAGAGTTAGCGCCCCCAAGGGTAATATTAATTACGCCTGTACCTGCAATCTCAGGCAAAACACGGTGGATGTAGACCTTGGACGAATAAGGAACAGGCCCTTGGCTACCTTGTAAAACCATGTTGTTGCGTTCAAACAACGCAGGAATTGCTGCGCTGTTGATAAACGAATTGCCAATGTTGGTTTGAATCAGCTTACTGGATGCGCCAGCAGGAGCATAAGTTACTGTACGAGAGGCAAACTTAAACACGCCACCCGTAAAAATAGGAGCTTCTGCCCCCATACAGGCATTGGCAATGTCTTTAGGAGCATTCCAGATCTGCAAGTCATAGCGATATGACAGCATTTGATTGCACCATCCAGAAGAAGTCAGGTCAGGATAATAAATCTCAATCTGATTCTTTTGAGTATTGTTGATCATAAAGATACGATCAGAATACGTTGTAGACAGATTACGGAAGAAATAATCCCTGACTTTTTGGTTGCCTAGCGGAGCAAAGTCTGAACCATTGAATACCCAAATGTCACGACTGTCCACACCATATACGTTGGTATCAGTATTAGACCAGCAGTTATTGTTAATAAGACCACGGCCCTGATTAAACAGTCGCACACCAAAAATAGGCGCTGTGCTGTTTTGATAAGCAATTGGACTGAAGACAACTGTGTCCCAGTAAGAGCAGACATAGAAATTACCACCAAGGAAAAAGCCATCAACAATAGGACCACGCACAGGGATTTCCTGTTCGTTAGCCACGTTAGACAAGGTAGGGACCCAAGTGGCGGGTACACCTGTATTTGCAAAGGCTTGTGACCACCGGACTGTAGTCGGGTAATTGATTGTCAATCCAGAAGTAATGTAATCCTTGGTCAGATTACCTGCAATCAAGATGTTGCCTACGTTTGGAGAACAAAAGTTTCTGACAAATGCCGCTCGTGTAGCCGATACATCAAGGTCATAGTTCCAAACATAATTGTCTGGAGCAGCATCGTATTTGTAGATTTCTGTTGCTGTGGACAACAAATACATGGGAGAAGTAAGTCCGTCATTGATGAAAAAGACGTTACCCACCCAAGAAGTGGTGATGTTAATATCTTCCGTGTAACCTGTCAGGTATGCCGCAGGATTAGCGCCTACACCTGGCGTGATGTTGGAAATGCCAGCAGTAGTGATCAAATACCAGCGACCACGGTTGGAGCTGTCCCGTGTGGCAATAATGTAGACCCATTGCGCTTCACCCCGAAAACCGCCATCCATAAAAATAGGCAGGTTGGGAATAGTACTTAGAATGTCTTGCTCACCATAGATTTTCTTGATGCCACGCACATCAGCCTCAACATTACGCCCACTGTTGTATTCGTTTGGCCCTAATGCATTGCTTGGCACATCTGGTGTGAAGCTCATCTGGGGAAACGGGGTTCGTAATCTTTGGTAATCGCTCATGTTATTCCACCGTAGTAGGCTCCAACATCTGTTCTAAATTGCGAATAAGTCGGGTGTCTGTAGGGTTGAATTCTAAAGCTTTTTTACATAATCCGACAGCTTCTTCTTTTAACCCAAGATGCCAAGCAGCAATACTACCCAAGTCCCAAGGCTTTTCACCCCAGACCAAAGGGTCCATTGTGTACACAAGCTCTTTATTGGTAATTGCAAGGGCTGATTTGGCTGCTGAATAAGACTCAATCCACATACTGTTGCGGTAACAGAACATGGACAGGTCCACCCAAGTCTCACGGGTATTAGGTGCTTCAGCTACTGCCAAGCGATACCACTTCAAAGCATCCCAACCTTGACCCAGTTCCTCATGGGATTTACCCAACAAACGCATGGCATAGGCACGTTCATTCTGCCAAGTAGCCTGTGGCATAGCCAGATAAGCGTTTAGGGCCTTTATGGCCTCTTCCCATCGACTGTAAAAGGTTAATTCCCGTGCATGGTAGAACCGATTGCGGGGGCATAGCGGGTCTTCTTGGATGGCAAGGTCCAACAAGGGCATGTATTGCCCACGGGATTTGGTTGGATCTGGGTGGTGGCTAACCAAAAGCATGTCTGTTTGGGCATAGACTTCTGTAATCCTGCCGTCAGGACGGGGATATTCATGCACTGGGTGATGCCAGTGATATCCGTGACGGTGGTGGATTTTCTCGTAAAAGAAAGAGATTCCACAACCCCAATCAAACTTGTACCGCAAACGGGTGGTTTCTGCTGTCCAAACACGCTCTATCTCTTCACGCCAACCAGGTTCCATGACTTCATCTAGGTCTAAACTGATACAGACATCAAAGTCTTTTGGAATAAGCGATAGGGCGGCATCTCTGGCCTTGTCAAACCTCCAAGGGCTAATACAGATGTCGTGTACTCTTGCTCCACACTCCAAAGCCAATTTAACCGTGTCATCAGTGCTTCCGGTATCTGCTATCAGGATTAGGTCAGCATCTTTGGCAGAGTCACAAAAGCGATGAACAAACTGCTGTTCGTTTTTACTGATGGCGTAAACAGCTATTTTCATGCTGGATTTTCTAAAGCCGTAAGGCGGGTTGTGAGTGATTCAATAAGGGCTTGCTGTTCTTGAATAGATGCAATCATTAATGGAATAAGTTCCGTGTAACGCACACCCAAATATTCGGTTTCGTCTTCTTTTGAATTGCGAACACGGTCAACCGCTTCGGGGACAACAGCCGCAACAGATTGGGCAATCACACCAACGCAAGGTTTATTGCCAGCATCGTGCTTCCAAGTAAATTTAACTGCTTGGATTTGTGCAATGTCAGACAGAGCATTTTCATAACTGCCTGTGATATTTTTAAGTTTTAAATCAGAAGCGGAAACCCAAGAAGTTGCCCCAGAAGTTAGTTTCACGCCGCCAGACGCTGCTGAACCAGATGCAATGGTCAGCGAATCGTAATCTGTGCCGCCTTTAATCCATGAGTCAGAGCCGATATACCAACGAGCAGTTTGTGATCCATAGCTGCCAGTGCGACCAATAAGTGTTGGGCCATTATTAGTTGCTGCTTGGGCAAGCAAAACAGCTAGACCAGAGCTAGAACCACCATCACCAAAAATCCATGTTCGTGAGCCAGAGCAACTGGCAACTGGATTCCCATCCCCATCAGACAGTACGATGTAGTTGCTTGCTGTGCGAATGTCTAGGCCACTTTGGTTGCCGTTGTAGCTACCTAAGACAGAGTTTTTACTGCCAGATGTTATTGCGCTACCAGAGCCAATACCAACAAGAGTGTTGTACGTTCCCGTGAGTGAGTATCCAGATTGCGACCCAACAGAAGTGTTTTGCCCCCCTGTTGCGGCATACCCAGCTTGATAACCCAGATAAGTTGTTCCATTTACTGTTGATGTGGAATACCCTGCCTGATACCCAACGGCAGTGTTGTTTGAGGCTGTGGTGTTTGAACGCAATGCTCCCACACCAACACCAACATTGCTTGATCCAGTTGTGTTTTGATATAAAGGCGCAAATGTTCCTGAACTAGAATCGTACCCACCTATTGCTACGTTTGCAGTGCCTGTAGTGTTTGAAACAAGTGCCTGATGCCCGACAGCAGTAAGACCGCCGCCTGTGGTGTTTTGTTGAGCCGCATATCTTCCTAAAGCGGTATTGTATGAAGCGGTTGTGTTTGAAAGAAGCGCATTATCCCCAAGTGCTGTATTACCAACGCCACTTGTATTAGCCGCCAAAGCACTAGCACCCACCGCAGTGTTGGTAGACACAGCACCTGCACCACGGCCTACTGTTAAACCTTGAATGGTTACCCCGTTAGTTGTGCTTACAACTTGACTTGCATCAATGGTGACAGCAGTAGTATTGGCTCCCGTCTGAAGCACCAAGATACCCGAAGAGTCAGCAGTAGACTTTAAGCCAGCCGATCCGCTGACCGAGCCGTTATCTGCGGAGATGATTGTTGTCATTATTAAACTCCAACGTAGTCAGGATCGTGAGGCCAAGTGATGCTACCCATCACCGCTTCAAGGGCTGGCATATCAGCCGCCGCCATGATTGCAGTTACATAATCAGCCGCCGTTGTGCGGATGGATTGTCTCCAAGTATTCCACGCTGGATCAATCGGTGTGCTTGTCTCGGTGGCCTTGACTACCATCCAATCTGAAGGCAACAGGAGGCTGTAGGCCGTAGCATTGATCTGTGACTTGCAATTGGCTTTGGTAGCGTCCAAGTCCTTGGGGGTGCTGGTGTAAGTGACTACAACCTGACCGTCAACCAAGGCTGGCGCATTTTGGGTTACCCAATAGTAGATGTCTGACGGTGCTTGACCGTAGATTACATCGACCATGCCGATTGCGGTCTTTTCTTCTGGGGTAGACAGGTTGCACCAGTTGGCGGGGTACTGAACTCCGTCTAACTCAAAGGCTGTGCCCTCTGGTACAAGTTGGACGATGGTGTTGTTTTGGACGATTGCAAACATGGGGTTACCTTGCTAAAGAATTTTGGAATGGGTTTTCTGCGAATGCCATGTATATGTATGTGTCACCGCTTCCGTTATTAGACTGAGAGGCATTTTTTATTTTAAACCCGTTAGATAAAAAATCTAATGCATATCCAGATGCCGTATATTCTGTATCAACTACGTTAGCGTAAAGTTCATGAGATGTTGTGTTGTATGGGTCACGGGATGAGTCTTTAATCATCCAGTAATAACCGCCAGTTGTTGTAATTTTTAACATCAAATACCGTGGCCTGAATCCAAGGTACACAAACGGCCCATCCGTAGACCCGTTACCCGTGTAGCTACCAAATGCGGAGAAGCCTTTGATTGCGGCAAAGCAGTAGGCGGCGTAAGTATAGACACTGCTGTTGATGTTTACATCGTTGCTTGTGCCGATGGTGAACACAGAGCTACTTGGCGCAGTGTTATTCCAATATGCCGATGATGTGGTTGCGGCATCAGTTGACTGCAATGTCAAATATTGCGTTGCCCCCAATGATGCGTGGTATACCGCCCATGCTTGTGTTGTGGTTGGATAAGTACATTTCACAATCACCAGACTTGGGGCTACACCCAAACCATGACCCACCGTAGCGCCGTTTGTACCGTTAGAAATGTATTTGATTACGCTGAACCCGCTGGTCGTATTGGCGCTTACAGACGATGTGATAGAGCCATTGGTGTTGGATACAGCAGTGCCGCCAGCTTTCCAGTTCCAAGCGACATAAGCCTTGCCACTGTTGTTATTTTCATTTCCGTTGCCAGATTCGCTAAACCCACCAGACACAAAAGTGGTGTAGTTGGCATCGGTAATTTCTGCCGCTGTATCGTTGGACAGCAAAACCTTGGTACTGCCACGCACAATGTCAGCTAACAAATGCGAGTTGGCAGTGCTTCTGGCTTTAACCCAAACAAAGTCAGGGGTAAATGATACAGAGCCAACCGTGTTTGTAATTGTCTGCGTTGCACCCGTACCCGTGTACAGCGTAGCCGCCATGTAAGCCGCACCGTTTGGAATGCTTGAGGCTGGCAGGTTGTATGTGTTCAGCGCAGCAAAGCCGCTTGGTGGGGTGTAGGTAAAACCTTGCTGACCAAAGTTGAATGTTTGGGCGCTTCCATTGTAATAAGTTCCAGAAATTGGCCCCCACTGAGTATCAATTGAAAGCAATCCACTTCTTGCTGGGTTTGTCCCATTAGCAGGATCGCCACTTGCTTGCCAAGTATTATTTTTGCTGAACCACACCTTGCCGTTGTCCATGTCCAAAGCAACGCCAATTACATCGCCAGTTGTCCATGAGTTCCCCCAAGAGGCTTGTGAGGTTGTGAGGTAGTACAAATATCCATCGGTGTAATAAGTCACGCCATAGTTGCTCGACTGCCCCGGCAAAACGCCAAGGGGCATATTAGGGCTTGCAATTGAGGCACATAAAACGCCTGTATTATTTGTTGCAGTAACTTCCCAATACCATTTGCCAGAACTTGGAATGACGGTTGCTCTTGAATTATCCCAAGAATTTGCACCCGAATCTGTAAACAACAAATTGCCGTTTGAGCAAGTGCCATTATTTTTATCCAACGGGTTCAGCACAGCAAAATTAGCCGCAGTCGCACTTGTCAGTGTCGGCACATCAGTCATTGAGTCGTATGTCGCACCCGCAGTCAGGCTGATGTTGTTGGTTGTCCAGTTGTTGCCGTTGCCCGAACTGTCGTAGCCCAAGGTCGTTGTGCTTGTGGTGTTCGTAAAGGGCAGGTAGAACCCGTTTGTGCCGTATGTGCCTGTGTATTTAGCTGGTTGCCATACGCCAGTGGTGCTGTTAGTTGAGCCAAACGATGATGGGGTTAATTGCTGACCGTCAATAAAGTTAACTTCAGCAAGGTAACCGTCAAAATAAGCCCCCGCATAGTTGCTTAAATAATTTACAGAACTTGATGCATTAATCTTTGACGCTGTGTTTTGTGCTGGGTATGTAGCAGTAGAAAACGAAGTTACTTGTGACCCGTTTACATATATCAAAACCCTGTTAGCTGCCGTTGCGTTAGCACTGTCCCACACAAGCACAATGTGATACCAAGCAGATGGATCACGATAAACTGCACTTGTAGTCACACGAACAATATACCCGCTACCTTGTACATACTGTTCAAAAGTCAAAGAATCAACCGCCGCCGCGCTGCCATTTGAAAAACCAAAATTTTCAAAATCAGTGTATGCGTTAGTTGTACCGTTAAAAAATATGTTGTATGCAGAGCCTACTATTCCCCGTTTAACCCAACCAGACCATGTAAATTTTTTGGTGTCTGTTGGCGTTGTAAGAGTCCGGTTTAAGTATGAACTTGCACTTGCACGAAGTCGCAAAGAACGGGTTAACTTGTAACCCGATGGGCCTGATGATTTGGTTGCACTAAACATTAGTAGTTCTGCCCAAAGACGCTGCCGTAAGTATTTGTGCCATCTTGCACAAAGTTAAACACATCAAACTTGCCTGTAGCACTGGTTGCAGTAGGAGTTGTACCAGCCGCCCACTTCAATGTTGTACCACCCGCCCAGGATAATGCGTCAGCAGCAGCGTAACTCACAATCACCGTAAAACTCTTGCCAGACACACTGGCTGGCAAAGTAATTGTAGTACTGCCGCTTGTGGTTATCTTTTGAATCGTACCGTTGCTTAACGCCACGGTTAAGCTACCAGTAGCTGAGTACAAGGTTTCTGTATAGTTGGTTATCGTAGGCGCTGTCAGCGTTGAGCTTGCAATGGTTGAGCTAAAAGCAGGTGCGCTTGAACCGTTGGACACAAGAAGCTGACCAGATGTACCCGCTGACGTAAAGTTTAGGGTTGTGCCGTTACCTATCGCTACCGCACCAGCAGTAGGGGTTACGTTGCCGTCAATGATAATCGCCATTTTTAATCCTTAAATAACATAATACCGTTGACCAGAAGCAACTGTCAGCGTTGCACCCGCTGCAACAGTGATTGGCCCAAGTGCCATGCCGTTTGTCCCAGTATTGATTGTATAACTTGATGATACTGTTGTGCCATTTACCACAATACCATTTGTTGAAACCATCTCTTTGGCTTGTAATTCACCCGTAGATGGGGTATACAGATAATAAGCATTACCCGTATAGACCGTTGAAGCAGTACCACTTGTTGCAGCAGAGAACAATGGGTATACCGCAGTTGCGGTAGCAGTGTCGTTGCTAATAGTGATTGTTGTACCGCCAACAGCCGCCCATGATGTGTTTGTGCCATCAGTGGTCAGGTATTTGCCTGTGTTGGTTGTTTGGCTAGGAGCAAGTGCATTAAATGCCGTATTTGCCGTAGTTTGACCTGTACCGCCATTTAAAACAGGCAATGCTGTACCACTGTAAGTCAGAGCCAATGTTCCTGACGTAGTAATCGGGCTTCCGCTTACAGTAAATATGGTTGGGGCAGACAAAGCAACCGAAGTAACAGTGCCTGGGCCTGTGGGTCCAGTAGGTCCAGTAGCTCCCGCCGCTCCTGTTGGGCCAAGCTGGGTGTACATTACCTGAGTTGCGGTAAAGATAATTGATGGTGTTCTAGGATAACCACCACTTGCTGCCAATGTTTCTATCGTTACGCTTGTATTTGCTGTTTGCCAGAATACTTGGATGTAATCAGTTGCCGTTAAACTTAAAACATAATTAACAGTAACAATTTCTGATGAAAAAGAACTTCCTTGTTTATCAGGAACATCATAATGAGAATTTGTATCAGCTAAATTTGTGCCGTTTTTCTTTAGCCAAATTTGAGTGTTGCCATTTGCTGTGCTTGTATTTGTAAACTGAATAGAAAATGTCAGGCTATATACGCCTGTATAAGCAAATGTAATGCGGCTACTTGATGCAACTGAAACTCCACTATTTAAAGGATCAGCACTGTTTAAAGTAATTGCATAAGGCGTGTTGATTGCCGCAGCAGTTTGGTTTGTTGTGTCCCAAAAAGAACCCCAATAACCCAAAGTTCCACCTGCGCCTGTACTTCCTGTCGGGCCTGTGGGGCCTGTAGCCGATGGGCCAGTTGCTCCAGTAGGGCCAGCGACTGTAGATGCCGCACCTGTGGGGCCTGTGGGGCCTGCTACCGTAGAAGCAGCTCCCGTAGCTCCCGTAGGACCAGTAGGGCCTACTACCGTAGATGCTGCTCCTGTAGCACCAGTAGGACCAGTTGGCCCCGCTACCGTGGAAGCCGCGCCCGTAGCGCCTGTAGGTCCAGTTGGACCTGCAACAGTTGAAGCAGCTCCAGTTGATCCAGTAGGCCCAGTAGACCCAGTAGGCCCCGTTACTGTTGAAGCCGCGCCTGTGGAGCCTGTTGGGCCAGTGGGTCCTGTAGATCCAACTGACCCCGTAGGTCCAGCAACGGTAGAGGCGGCTCCTGTTGGTCCGGTGGCTCCGACACTTCCTGTAGGTCCTGTGGGGCCTTTTTGAACCAAAGGTCCTGGCACTGACCACACCAATGTTGTAGGAGTCTTAGAATTGACAATTGCAAGCGACAACCAAACAGTGTTGGTAGGAGCAACAGGGGGTGAGTTAAGCCAACCAGTAGGAGGTGTTCCTATGTTGGTTGTAAAGTCCCAAGACCCACCCGTAGGAGTTGCTGGCGCAGTAGCTGACTCTTTAAAAATCAGATATTCAAAGTAAGTCCCACCAAATACAGTATTGTTGCCGTACAGACCAGTTGATTCTGAACCAGAAGGCAGGGCTACTGTACTTGATGCAGTACTTCCATAAAGACCACTTGTAGCCATGTTGATTCCTTATTTGAAGCTGTAGCGGTAGTTGCGGGGCTGGAATTCAGATGTAAGGTGCTGATCACCACCACGCCACTTGCCTTTGTAGTTCTGATCTTCAATCAAGCCATAAGAAGCGTCAAATCGGGCATCCCATTTTTGTGATTCTTCTACGTTCTTGTTTTTGTCGTAGTAAGCCGACAACGTACCATACAGGTAGCCTTCAGGGAAAGACGCAAGTACCCCGTTGCTTTGCACAATAGGATTCAGGTTATCGCCTGTTGTGCTGAACAAGAATGGGAATGTCTTTTGGTAGTAGGCTTTGATGACCACGCTATCACCTGGGTTTGGCGTAAACACATAGTTTGGGCCAACTTCAGAGAACGAAGCACGGATAACCCTTGGCACACCAAAAGGTCGAATGTACAACTGGTCAATCATGCGCCTACGGATAATCTCACGGTCACCCACACGGTCATACACAATCCAAGGACCCAAAGCAGTAGCGCCTGGCGGTTGATTAGACGGTGGCGACTCTTGGAAGAACAAAATTGGAAAACACATATCCGAAGGGATAGGAGCCATGCCTTGTGCATTAGTAGTCAGCGTTGATGGGCTGACAGTGGCATACGGGTCTGAACGCAGAGCAGGAAGCTCAATGGTACGCATCTTAAGCTCAGCCATTTGGATGCAAGCTTGAATCTCTAAGGCTGATGCGGAAGGCAGTTTCAGAATAGCCGTTGGATAGGTAATACCTGTCCATACGGCATCTGGGTCATTGACTGTGATAGTGGTTGAACTAACAGCTAAAACAGCGGCAAAAGGACCCATCATATTGGGGCCAATAAAATCACCTATCAAAACCAAAGAAGATGGGTTAGAAGCGCAGGTAATAACTCCAGTGGAAGAGTTATATGACGAAGCGTTTATGCCTATGCTGCTTGGAATTGCCCCTACCCAACTTGCGATTCGGCTAACAAGAGCGTTAGCAGATTGAATGAATAGGGCCATAGAGCATCCTTATTTCGTAGGTATTGTTGGATTATAAGGCAGAGGGATCTTGCCTGTGGGATGGCAAACAAAATCACTGTAGTATTCATTGACGATGGCGTAAAACAAGATCTTGTCCTTCTTTTCTTGCTTGATTAACTCCCAAGGACGGTTGTTAAACCACTTTGAACTGATCTCATGAGCAAAACATTTAGGCAATTGCATCATGTGAGCAGTACCTGCAAAGAACGGGTTGTCTGTTCCATGAACTTTATGAAACTCCCTACGCTCTTTACAAAACTGCTTTACTTCTTCAACATTCTTTTGGTCATACTGGACATACCGCACACCGTCTACAGCACCAACCTTGTAATCAATGTTGGGAGTTTTAAAGGTTTGCGACCAAGTACCAGACTTGACTTCATTAAATAGTTTGTCATTATGGCGAAATACACCATCAATGCCAGCTTCAAGAATGCCGCCTGAATAGTATTCTTCATTTATGCGAACTTCATCATCATTCATATTTAATCCAATAACAATACCTTACCAAAAGAGCCTCCTTGTGAGAAGCCCTTTCAGAAAGATTAGTCTTTAGGGAACATCATAACTGTGAAGCCTTCAAGAACAATGTGGTCAGTTGCTGTAGCGGTATCACCAGTAATGGTGACTGCAACAGAAGCAGAACTATCAATTGCTGTGTAGACATGAGCGCCAGCCGCTGCTCCACCAATCAATTGGGTAGATTGCACATTTAAAACACCACGATTACGGATGGAGTTCATAGAACTGCCGCCAGTAGAAGTAGTGTATGAAGATGCAGTACCGATAGTAGTTCCACCAAAATACACAGCGCCTGCTTTAGCACCAGCGGAGTTGTTGCAAGACCAGTTAGAAGTAACAACGATTTGACCGTTGTTGCCCATAGAACCAGCAGGAACAGTTACGTTAATCAAAGTAGTTTCAGTGGTAGAACCAGTGAAAGAAGCATTTGAACCCGTAACAGCAGTCAAAGTGCCAGATGGGATAACTGGTGTAAACGCAACAGCGCCAACGCCGTTAGCAACACCATATTTGCCAGCATAAACCACACCCACAGTAGTGCTAGAAAACACCACATAGTAGATGCCGCCAGTTGAGTCACCCGACACAGCAGAAGCTGGGAAGTAGACAAAAGCAGAAGCGTAGGTTGTTGCCAACGCAGTACCCAAAGTTACAGTGCCATTTGTGGCAATAGTGCCACTGTTAGCAACAATAACTGGAATACCAGATTCGCTCAAAATGCGGGGGAAATATTGAACCTGACCTTGAGTTCCAAGAACGCCAGTGATATCACCAGTGTTAACGTCAGACACAAATGCGGAGTTGTACTCTTTCCATGCTAATGTAGCCATGATTTTTCCTTAAAAATAAATTAAAAAAAGGGGGTGATTAGCCCCCTTGAAGTTTAGCTCAGGTAACGCTGAACTTGTGCAGATGTACGAGCAGCAGTTACGGCAGCACCAGAAGAAGAAGTGCCAGCCAAAACAGCCACACCCGCTGGATTACGCACAATCAATGTGCCTTCCATAATGTACTGGTCCAAAGATGCGTCAGCAGAGCTAAACACTTCATTGTTAGGACCAAGTTCACGCAAGCTACCCCATTGGATAACGTCAGGGTTCAGGAACAAGGCAGATGTGTTATCTGCGCCAGTTTGGTCCATAACCCAAGAGTCATCAATTTGGTAGGTGTAGTTGAAGTCACCCTCGTAAGTACCAATCGTGTCACCCTTGTCAGCAGGGTTAAAACGGTTGATAGAACGGCTAGTAGGCATCTGGTCAGAGATGTGAGTACGCATCGATGTTGGGACTACCATGTTGGTAATCTTGGCATTGAAACGCTGCTCAGCAGTAGTAACCAATTGCTTGTAGGTAAAAGGACTAAACTGTTGCAAAGTCTGACCAGTGGAGAACGAAAAATAACCCAAACCAGCGTTGCTCAACAAACCATTGAAAGGTTGGTTGGTGCTAGTGGTAGTGGTTGTGTCGTTACCATCAGAAGTTGCCAAGTTTAAAACCGCAGTACCACTGGTAGGGTTACCAGAACGTGTACCAGCAAACGAATACAACGAACCAAAACGGCGACCGTTGTTAGGCGAAGAGCCTTGGCTGGAAGCTTGACCAGAGTACTTGACAGAAGCGCCATCGGCACGAACCATCTGCAGCTCAACGTCAAACATGATTTCAGTCAATTGCTTGACTTCTTGATAGGCTTGTGGGTCACCACCAGCTTGTTCAACAGCACGAGCAGTGCCAGTAGCACCGATCACAGTGGTGAAAATCTGTGTGTAGTTACCACAGTTAGCACGGGTGTTGTTGACAGCATCAGATGCGGCAACAGCAGCGCCTTCCAACTTGGCGTTCAAGGCTGGAGTACGGTAGTAGTCAACGGGCCAAATGTGCAGAGTCGAATTGACTTTGCGTTTTTTGCTCATTGCCATGTTGGTTAGAGGGGTACGGTCTTTAACATAGTTAGAGACAGTCATATCGAGGTCTTTGACCACGATGTCGGTGGTATACGAGCCATTGCCGTTACCAAGGTTTGCAGAGGTGATAGTTGCCATTTCAAAAACTCCTGATTAACGCCTGCGCTGTTTATTTGCTGCAAGCATTGTTGCTAAAAGATCCCGTGCCGCATTCTTATCGCCTGATTTAGCTTGCTTTTGAAGTTTCTCAACATCATTTTCTGGTGAGGTCTTAGCTTTTGTGACAGGTCTACTGGCTGCTGCCAATGAACTCCCCACATTTCGCATCTTAGGTCCTTCTCGGAACTTCATACCGTCCCGAATTAACCCCAACAGATACTCATCACCGGATACCAGATCAATGTTCTGGACACCAGGAACAAAAGAACCCGTTGCACCTTTCCATTCTTTACCTAGCTTATCTCTAAGTTCAGTAAAGTTAGCCTTGTTTGCTAATTCCTTATCAGTAAACGATTGCCTTGCTTGTTCCAACTGATGCTGGACATAAGCGGCTCGATGCTGAAAGAAATTCTCAACTTTAGGCCGATTCGACTTAATGTACTGCGACTTTTCCTCGATTAGCGAGGCATTTTGGCGTATAGCCGCTTCTGCCTGTGACTTCTCGGCTGGATCATTCGCATTCTGATAGATTTGCTGCCATTGCTGGTTATATTGCTGGAGAGTAATTAGCTCATCTGCTGCTGTTTGCAACTGAGGAACAATTGTTAACTCCAACCCTATCTGCAAACCATCAAGCTCATTAATTCGCTTTGACGTTAACTCTTCAAAATCAGCTCTTTCGGCTTTAAGCTTACGAGCATTTTCATGGATAGCACTGCCTTGACCCAAAATAGCAGCCGCCTTGGATACTGGGATCTCTATAAAGCCGCCTTCTGCGTCCTTATTGGGGATTCTCCACAGCATGTCAGGATTCTGCTCTGCAAACTCCAAGAAGTTAACCGGATCGGTTACACCATCGGTGGCCTCATCAGTTTCTTCAGAGCTTTCAGTTTCCAGCTCATCAACATTACTATCTTCAGGTTCGGCTTCTTCTACAGGAGCCGCCTCAGGGGAAACTTTCGTTTCTTGTCCTGCTGGTGGTGGTGAACTGCCATCGGGTTGCGGATTGTTACGCTTGTTAGCGGCAATCATTGCAGCGATAGCATCGGCGGGATTCGCCATACCAGTTTGCTCAGGGGCGGTCACTTGCGTGATTACGTCTGACATAGTTTACTCTTTTCTGTTAGTTAATGGACTTCTTTGCCACTTTTCCCAGAAATTCTGTCTTCTCAATGAAGCCAATAAAATCTCGGACCCCAGCAATATTAAATGCGTTTTCAATACGTTCTGGATCAGTTCGGCATTCCTCCAACCGACCCAGCAAATCAAACCTGTAAAGGTTGAACAGCAATGCAAAATCCTCGTTTTTAATGAGGCGGGAAGCACACTCCCCGTTTTCAATTACTAGAGTTTTTCGACTTACATCAGCTTCCTTGTGTGAATCGGAGCCTTTTGTGCGCCGATTAAAATATTCACGAATATTCAATACCAAGCTTTTCATTGCAATCCTTAATCAATCTGTACAGCAGTAAGTTTATCTCTTTTTGCTGCCAATGCTTCAAACATATTATCAGTGTCAATATCTTCAGCTTTCTTGATGTTCAATGCAGATATTGTATTAGATTCTTGTACTTTAGCATTATTAAGATCGGTCTTAGATTGAATTTCTTTCTGTTCTGCACTAGGACCTTGCTGAGATTTTGCTTGTGCAAGTTTAGCGGCTTCTTCCATTGTTGGCAAATAGGCATCCACATCTTTGACACCCAGTACTCGCAAGGTATCTTCAAATGGGCGGCGTACCTTGGCAAACAATTCGGGCGCACTAGGATCCAGTTGCATCATCATTTGGGTAAATTGAGCTTGAGCCTGACCAATTAACTGTTGGCGGGTTAAACGGTTCTCATCCGACATAAAACCCAAAGCCAAATCAATGTTAATCAGCTTGCGGTCAATGAATTCATAGTTATCCATTGAGATGGCATCCATAAACGGCTTGCCTTTGCCGCATACACCTGCCAGTTGCTGAATGTTGTAATCATCAGCGTACTGGATGAGCGTTTTCCAAACAATGTACAAAACATCCCGCAAACCAATGGCACAGTTCTTAACCATCTCGTCTTGGATGAGTTGGTTAGGACCCATAGCAAGTTGCAATTTGTAACCGCTGTTGCCATCCTTCATTACTTCAGGGTTTAGCACATCGCCAGGGCTTGTCATGCCAATCATTGCCATCTTGTCGGCCTCAAACCGCTCCATAGACGATTGGACGTAGGCAAGGTTGCCTTGCATTGGCGAAAACTCGTAGATGTGCTTGTTAGGATCGAATTTGCGGTCCAAAACAAACATAGCTGACACGCCACGCTGAATTTCCTCGGCATCAATAAACTCTGGGTTTACGCCAATCCTTGGAGTAGACGATTGCATTGCAAAAGCCATCTCTGCACGGGCAATTGAGGTTGCATATTCTTGCATAGGCACAAGGCGCTCGGCAAGAGAGTAACCAAAGAAGTTTCCTGTGATAGGTTTTGGGCACATTGCCGCCAAGGGAATGAAATCCACTTCCTTGACATACAAAACGTATGAACCTGAGAAGCAGCACTCCACAATCTCTTCTTCACCATCACCATCCACATCTTTGCGGATCCAAGCTGTGGTCAGCATGATGACTCGGCTGTAACGGTCAGCACCTGCGGAGGCCACAACGCCTTGACCAGGCACTGGAGTGGAATCACGGGCATGAAGTGCTAAATCGTTCTCCAATGCGCCAGCTTGATAGGCTCCAGCAGGGCCGTAGGCGGCATGATCTGCAAGCTTTTCAAGGTCTACATACGGAAACTGTGATTTGCACTCATGGAGTGTCATTGGGTCATAGAAACCCACAAAATCTTGGTCTTGAATGTTGGGGATTGTTGGGTTGCAAACAAAATAATGCTGGGCAACGTGTTTGATCTTCACCGAAGTGGAGAATCCGGTCATTTTGTATTTGGCACGATAGACAGTGTTGGCTCGGATAGCCTCATTCATATCTTCTTGCGGAGTATTGACTTGTTCCTCTTCATCAGGAGCCATCATCTCCTGCATCACGCCTTGCAAATCAACGTCAATACGGCGCATGTTTTGGCGCTTGACAGTCAGACCTTTTTCAGCAGCCATAGTCTCAAAAACACGCAGTTGGTCTTTTGTGCCTTCAACTTCTTTGTACTGGGTGATAGGTTCACGCACGGGAGACACCATAACAATGCCGTTTTTGTGCAACAAAGAGTCTTGCGCCCAATCCCTGATGATTGCGTATGAATCATTCTTGGAATTAACCATGTACTTGACCATTTCGGTGGCTTGGTTAGCTTGTTCGCCATCCATTTCACTGAAACGCTCAAACTCAAAGTTGACTTTACCGTTTGGCATCAAGCACTTAGTAATGATAGCTGTAGCGTAATCTACGCCAGGTGTCACTACGGGGTGAATGTAATCAATGCCTCGGATTGGCTCAGTGGAGTTGCTAACAGCAATGTTCAGGTAGTGATAGTCGGATAGGCGGTTAAATGTGTTCTTGGCTTGGGTTAAGCGAAGATAGTCCACCATCTTGAGATACACCTCATGGGCAACTTGGAATACGATTCCTTTATTGCCAGCAGGTGCTTCAATGTACTCAACGATGATGTTTTGTTTATCCAACATATTAGATCCTTTGCGCCTTGCCTTCAACAGCGGTTAACCTGCGAAACTCAAATGTATTCGCTCGACTGACTAATGACTCACCGTGACCTTGAATAAGTGCAAGTATGCCAATACGAGCAGAGTCAATGTGGTCATCAGGATCACTGAACTTGCCAGCATCATCAATAGCATAGTTTCTTGCCTCATCAAGGAAATCGACACATGCTTCATTAATCATAAATGTTCCACGCTCCATCCCCATCCGCATTATATTGATTCCGTAAGATTTGTGGTTAGTTACCTTGCCCATATCGTTTACAGGGTTCAATATAGCTCCAGCGATGCAATTAAGGCCATAGTTGTCCTCAAATACTTCCCTGACAGATTGCTCAGTCAGAGTATACCTTCCCGCTTGGGCGGCATCGTGCGGAAGTGCTATTGGAACGCCTTTTGACTCCTTGTCCATCAAATAATGGACGTATTCATCAGGAGTTTCCCCTTGGGCAACCTTTACTTGACGGTGCAGGTAGATGATTTCCTCCACAGGATCCCTAAAAAAGAAACTGATAACCGTAGGGTCGTTTTTAATTCCCAAGTCAAAAGAAATTAATCTTTCCATCTTGGAGTTGTTTCTTAGGTCAATGTCTGTAGACTTATAGGTAGGCCATTTGAGCAGCGGGAATACTACGCCTTTGCCAACTAAAGGAATACCGTTTATACGGCACTCTCGCTCCCAAGGCATAAAGTCTCGGCTTAACTGATCCCGCTCTTTCTGGCTAAAGAAGCTTTCACCCCATTCATTTTCAAAGGGTACATCATCCCAAGTTACTCGAATATGCGTGTAGCCTTCTATTCTGTCCCAGAATCTGCGAACAAGTCCTGACATGCCTTTGAGTGGTGTGAAAGAACACAGTACCTGCCCGTTGCGTTGTGCAGTACGGATGACAAGCTCTGAGAATGTCTCGTCAGGGGGTTGCTCGTCCAAGACAACAAGGTCAAGTTCAAAACCCTGCAGATGGCGCACTTGCTGTGTGTAGTTGGAGAAGTAGAGTTTGGATTTGCCACCAGAAGAATGCCAGATTTCAATAGACAGGACGTTTGCACCATCGGTGCGGTATGACTTCTCGTCAATGCTTTCCAAAGGAATAGCACCCGTTCCTAGTTTGTATGCTTGTTTGATATCGTCACAACCCAACAATTTGGATTGTAGCGTTTTTGCAACTTGTTCCCAAGATTCACCAGCCGCCATCGCAATAATGGGTTTGTCCCATTTCTTGCCTTTCCAGTTCTTTGGATACATGCCTGTCAGGTGGTAGGCAGTCTCATAGGTAGACGCAATGGTCTTTCCGGTACGGTTACCCGCAATCATTCCTCGGCGGGTGAAATGATTGCCAGTTTCAAAGAAGTCAGTCTGATACTTGAATGGCCTGAACCATTTCAAAGCGTTGTACTGCATGTCTTTGGCAATGGTATCTCTTGCCGCCATCATCTTGCGTAGCTGGTCAGAGTCCATTTGGTTGGTAGCCTTTTTGCCACCAGCCAACTTAACAAGATGTTTTAAGGCTCGATCTTTGTAGATCGGTTGGATGTAGTCACTGGCTTCACTTTTTGCCATACAGGTCACGCATAGACAAAAGCAAATCAGCGGCAGAGGCTAAATAGTAAACGTCTTGAGGGGGTAGAGTCCGATCTCCTTGAAGATCTTTTTGTAACCACTCAAGAGTCTTACGGGCGCAAACTTCTGCTTGAGCCGATAGCTTTTGACGAAAGACGGAAGATTGATCTTCCATTACGCCCACGGATCAACAATGTTCTTAGAAGAGATGCTAGTCAAATCACGGTCAATCAAGCCCCAGATACCACCGCCTTTTTCGCCAGAGCAATATTGGAACAGCTTGCGACCACGCTCAGTGTATGTCCCATCAGGGCGCTTCATCAAAGTCTCGCCTGTACGGGGGTCATTCCATGTGTATTTCTCAGGCACACGCTGACCAAACTTGTTTAGGCGCTCACCCACAGCTACTTGAAAAACGGGGCCAACAATTTGAAACGTCACCGTGCCATTGTCGTACTTGCGGAAATCAATAGCGACCTTTTCATCCGATTGAGGGTTGGATGGGTGGGGCATATTTGTTGCACCAAAATAATGAATTCGCGACTCAATATCTGGCAAGTCAGCAGGGCGTTCAGGAAGAGGAGGCAGATCGTCCTCAGGAATCAGTTCCTTTTTGTCAATGTAGGGATTGACATCCGTTACATATTCGGAAGGAATCTTTCGGCCTTCAAGGGCGTTCTTAGCGACTTGGTATTGATCTTCTTTTGGCTTACCAATAAGGTCTAATGCAATCTGTGTTCTGTCGTACACAAACTGCGCTAGGTCTTTAGCTGTTGGAAGATCTTCTTTCAGTGCGTCAATATCATACGTTGCCATGCTATTCCTAAGTTATGCAGCGGGTGCTGCGGGTTCTTCAACGGGAGCTTCAGGTTCTTCAATGGGTGCTACAAATTCTGAAGTTTCTTCAATTGTTGGGTAGTCATCACCAACTTGGGGTTTGTGTTCTGCCACATAACCAAAATCCAAATAAGTCTCATTGCCTTCAGCATCCAAGGCAATAATCTTGTTTTTTTCATCACGTTTAAAGTTTGCAATTTTCATATCAATCCTTATTTCTTTTTGGCTGTCTTAGCCGACTCTTTAAAAGCCTTGGCAGTAGGTGCGCCCTTTGTGCCAGGTTTACGCATCTTCTCTTTAGAACCATTGGCTATGCGTTCTTTCTTTGCAGCGATATTTGCGTAAAGACCTGGCTTCATACTTTTTTAGGCAGTTTAGGTGTGGTGAATTTAGAACCGTTAATGTTGTCCAGATGGTTATCTGACAAAGGGTTCTGATTAAACGTCTTGCCAACAGCAGTAGCCAGCATTGCGGAATACTTGTGGCTTTCAGCATAGTTTTTCAACTTGTCATTAATGCCTTTAGTTAGACCGCTTGTCATGGCTTTACCGCCAGAAATTACTTTACCGTATGCAGACATGTTGGCCTCACTTTAGATAGTTGTTGCGGTCACTGTTCATGTAACCATCATTCTTGATAGTCCCACAGTAATCAGCATGTGTGCTGACAGACACTTTGTTGCCAACAGGGTAGACATTACCAGAAGCCTTAGGAGCGCCTTGGTTGCCTTTAGGGGTTGCTGTGCCGTGCTTGGCAGCAGTAACATTTGTACAGCCGCCAGATTTGGATACGGTCTGCTTAGATACGTTACCCTTGCGATTAGGAGCTTGGGCGTACAGGAAGTTTGTAGACATACTAACCTTTCATGAAAGTATTGCTATTATCACACTTTGCGAAGAGACTGCAAGAAATCATCTAATGCATCATCAGCAGACACCTCTTCCTCTTTGTTCACGTTGTTAACGTGCTCAATCGAAATTATAGGCGCTCTTGAGGATTCAAAGGGGGCAAGCTTATCAGCAATCTTAGCCTTGTCCTTGATATCCAATTCATCAGACTGCATCGCATCAATCAAAACTTCCATTGCCGTCTTGAGTGGGGGTAGACCTTTGGCGGCACGTTCATCATTGAGCTTGTTAAACAAAGCGCCATATTCAGTTACTCGGTTAACCACCGACTTAGGCCGACCAGTGGTGAATACCGGAACCTTTGGCTCTTTAGGTTCTTGCTTACCAGTAGCTAACTTCATTGCTTTTTGTTCAGCTTTCTTTCTCTGATAATAATCACGCTTCTTTTGTTTCTCTTCTTCACTGGTGACATTAGAATCTTGAGGACGAATATCTCCATATATTGCGTCATTGGGTTTAGGTATTTTCATTTCATTTCCTTTAATAATTCTGCAGTGCGTCCCCAAGCATAAGAGCCATTAACAGTAAACCCACGTTTCTTGTGAATCTTCATAAACCCATTATGCTCCGCTCTAATACTTGTTGAGCATATAACCGGAATACCCCAGCTACTGGCCCACAATATATGCTGATCAATCATCTCGTTAAGTAACCTCACTCTGGTTCTAACCGGAAGACTCAAATCAAGGTGGTGGAACTTAGCATTGCTGATCTCTTCATTGGCATATGTTGTATACCCACCACGGTCAAACCAACAGTACGCAACCAACTTATCCACATCTCTGCAAACAGCAAGGAATTCTCTGCCCTTGTCAAACAGCTGCATAGTAGCAGTAACCGTTACATGCTTTCTAAAGACGTTCCTGTCCCTCGTCAGTATGCCATCAGCCTCTACCCCAAAGATAGTGTCTGCCATCTCAACAATGTCATCTACGTCATCGAGCGGATGTGCCAATCTCCATTCCATACATTCTCCTTGCAATGCCTGAATTGTAGCAACCAAAAAACTTTTAGGTAAAAAAATTTATACAAGGGCGCAAGTACTACATTCCTGTTTGGCAATTCTTTGTATAAACCCGTGTATTCTGGCACTTTAACGAGGTTTCAGCATTGTTTGTATTACTGTAGTTCTATTCTTTGTTTGTTGCTAGTACTGGCAAAGAAAGTTTTTAAAGAAAAAGTGGGGAGAGGTGAGCGGGCCCCCTCTTTTCCGTCACCATCCAGACCTACCCCCTCTTGGATCTAGGGGGGTTATGAGGCTTTCTAGGGGGGTATCAGCGTGGGGTGGTGGGTGGGTAGCCTGAATGGCCTTGCTCTCCTCTAGAGGGCGCATATAAAAGGCAAGCACTAGGGCCCGATGTGTTTATGGTTTTCCAGTGTTTTGCATTGTCTCAAGCATGGCGCTGGAAACTATTTCAATGGCTGTGCATTGTCCTAGTGTTTCCCTCTGATAGAGTGCCAATACAGGCCCTGGGTTTTTATCTCTCTTTTTCTTTTCATTCATTCACCAGAGTGCAATCCCATGCAGCACCATATTTATGCGTTTATTGCATAACCACAATGTGCACTTGAATGATGATCAAGTGAAAATAGTTTGCAAACCTAGGGTTTATCCCTATGTTTTTTTATGCTTTGCAGCGTTATATTGTGGTTACTAGGTCATCACCTGGTAGCAGATCAAATCAACATTACTTAAAGGATCACACAATGCAAGCCATTCACACTAAAATATTGCGCCCCACAAATAGTAAGGGCGCACGGATCAAAGCCACATGCTGGGGCCGATCAATCACTATTGCATACCCTTATGAATTAGATGATTGTGATGGTCATATGCAAGCTGCACAAGCATTGCTTGCGAAGCTTGAATGGACAGATGAACGTTACTATGGAAAGCTGCACCAGGGTACATTGCCTAATGGTGATTTTTGCCATGTGCTGGTGAAAGGTTAAACCATGCTTACTCAAGACCAAAAAGACTCTATCGGTGGCGATGCTGTATTCGAGTTTGAAGCAACTGTAGGTTGTGGTGGCGCAACTGTCATTGTCCGCATGGCTTATGAATACGACTACAGCGGTACATACAATGAAACCATTGATTCAATTAGAAACGCATCAGGGTATTCAATAATGGATTATCTCGAAGAAGAAACCATTGATCAAATCTGCATGCGGGGTTGCATGTTATTAGAAGAATCTAAAAAAGAGATATTTTAATGAAAAGCTTTATTACTGATTTATTCCATGCGACTATATTTGCTATCATTATATCAAGTCCAATGGTAGCGTATTTTCTCATTTATATGTAAAGCATAAACTGCAAAGCCTCATTAATGGGGTTTTGTTGCCTGTGCTTTACAGGGTTAACAATTCAAGAAATGGTCACACAATGAAAATTACTCTCAAAACCAATGTTTTACGCGCTGCATTACTTTGTGCGGCAAAAAAAGACTTGCGTTATTATTTGCAAGGTGTTTGTATTTCAATAAATCACCGTGATATTGCAATGATTTACGGGACAAATGGACATATTCTTTTTGCCGGGCAATGTCTTATTGACACAATAGAAGCTCCAGAAGCCCTGGGTTTTGATATCATTGTTCCTGCTGAAGTTATCAAAGCAATAGATAAAAAATCTGAAGTAGTAATGCTTGAAACCATTGATTCAATGCCTAAAGGGTATTACGTCTTAGGAAATTCCCGTTTTCAAGCAATAGATGCACGTTATCCAGACATCACCCGCGTAGTTCCATCGCGTGAAGCCTTTGGAGATCCAAAAATAAGTTATTTCAAGCCAGAATATCTTTGCACTGCGAATGAAGCTTTAGCAATGTATTACGGCGATAAAAAAGACAAATGTTATTCATTGTCGCAAAGAGGGGATCAGTCGGGGGTTGTTCACAATGGAAGAAATGATGCTCTAGTGGTAGTAATGCCAATGAGAAATGATCCAGACAATTATCAAGGTTTAAATTACGATTTTATGCAAGTTCAACAAAAAGCAGCATAAAAAGAAAACAATGAAAACCGCATAAATTAATCCCGGCTTAGTCCGGGTTTTTTTGTTCTATCGCGTGCGCGTGCGTTTGTATGCGCGTGCGCGTTTGTCCTTGCGTGCGTTTGTAGCACGCTGGGTGCGTGCGCGTGCGTGCATGGGTGCGCGTGCATAGGTGCGTGCGTTTGTAGGGGTGCGCGTGCGCGTTATGTATGGAAATGACCCAGCAAAGCCTTTAAACAAGCGTTTAAGCGTGTTTTGTGGTTTTTGAATAGGTAGCTATGTCTTTTGCGTTTATGCGCTTATGCGCGGTTCTATGCTTTGTTGCGTAAAAACCACTGTATGGAAACACAATGTTGCGAAAAAACCACTGGGGTAAAACACACGAGAACTAGGGTAAACCCTATGTAGTACTCGTCTAGGGGGGTAAAAATGGTGTTTTTTTGCGTACAGAAAGGACCCCCCCCCCTCAAAAAATCTAAGGCCTTGTAAAAATGACCCCACCCCTTTTTTATTTTGCCCACCCTTTTTAAACTTTTGACGAAAAAAAACCTCCCGAAAGAGGTTAATAGCCTTGCAGGGCTAGGAGAGGACCACGGTCAACTGAGAAATCTGAGCTTGTAAAGCGTTGAATCTATTCTATCACCTATGCTGTCTAGCAGGTTCTGGATCTCACTGTCTGGTGGCATTACATTGCGATTATCTACAAAATACTCACGCAGCTCTTTTAGCTCTTGCAAGCCATTTTCTGCTGGTGGGTAGTAGTCTGCTGGGTATTGAATGATCTCACCCATCACACCTTGTGTGGCCTCCACCAAGGCATCAATTAGTTCAGGCAGTTCAGTGTAGAACTCACCCAATGCTGAATGCTCTGCAAAGCTTTTGGTCTGCCAATGCAGGATGTGAGTATTGGTAGCTGCGTGTAGCAAAGTCAGTATGAATTCACCCATGATAGGCTCCTTTAACGTTATTGTAGGCCATCTAGCAGACGTTGGATAGTTATGTTGAGAGCATCCATCTCATCCATGTGTTTGATAGCCCACATACGCTTTTGCCCATGCCAGCCAAGTAATGGTCCTTGGTGGCAAGATTTACACAAGGCAATGCAAGTGAATTGTCTGTGCTGCTTGACATGGTGGGCATCACTGGGTCCAGGCTCATCACATACTGAACAAGGTAATTCTTTGATAAGCGCCAAATGCAATCTCTCACGGGCGTTTAGCTTGTTGTTCATCCAAGATTTCTCAACTCAGCACGTTTAGAGTATTCCTGCACCTTGTAAACCTCGATTCGGGCCAGTGCTGCCTTCATCATCCACAGCAGATTCTCCTCTATTTCAGTAGCCTCTCTGAGGGCCACCAATTGTTGCTTGTAGTTGGCATGGGCATAGGCATAGGCTTCTTTGTGGCCTAGCGTACCCTCTTCCTCATTCATCAACTCAGACTTCACCACTCGCAGGTTGTTCTCTACAAAGGTCCTATCTGCTTTGGCCTTGGCAAATGCTTGCGAGTTGGCAGTGATGTAATTGATTGCTTTGTTAGGGTCGATTTCGCTCATAGTTCATCCAATTTAGTGTCTATTAATTTCTGTACGCCAGCATTTATGTCACCGTTGCCCAGGTCAAGAAGTAGGCTGTACTGGATGCGGGTGTGCTTGATGAATACCTTACTGTCATAGGGCTTCTTGAACCGCTCTCCAGCGCCCTTTCTGTTGCCGCCCCATGTCCCTATAGGTCTACCCAATCTTCTAGCCCTTGCTGCTCGTCTTTTCTCACGCTCTTCCAAGACAAGCCACTTGGGCTTTTGGTAGTCAAACGGATCGTCCAGTTCCATCATGTCTCCAAACTGATGCGGGTAAATCATTTTCTGTGGGGTGTGGAGCATTTTCAGGCGTTTCTACACACGCATATACAGCCGAATATTGGCCTCGGTTAGGCCCCGCCCAACGGTCTATATATACGCCGCAAATCAAATTCATGCAGTTATAAATAGTAGCTGGGTTGCAAGCAAAATGTTCGGCTATCTCCTTAACTGTTAAGCCGTCCTTTGAAGCCAACAACAATTCACGAATAGCAGGGTGTCTAGATTTCATTAATTCTTCCAAAATTTGTCGTTTACGCCAGCCACTCATAAAAGCTCCATGCAATCAAGGTTATAAAGATGATGCACACCAGTACCACCCCAATTTCTAGCTTGGTTTGCGCTTTCATTAAGACAACCCCAATTCTTTAAACCCAAGCCAATGCTTTTCGTTTTTCCAATTAGGCTTTTTCCATCCTTCATCTTCGTCAACTAAAGATTCTTCTTCACCAAATTCAAACTTGGTTTGTTCAACTTCGTAATCCTCATCGTCATCATCTATATGCACGGTAACTTTGACATGCTTGCAATAGCCACCGTGATTAGCCTTTTTTATCTCTACATCCAAAGGATTGACATACTCATCAATAGCATAAGGAAGATTCTCCATACTGTCTGAGAAAACCAAACCTCTGTAACCATTTGGTTTGCCGTCTTGCATGACACGAAAATAATATGCAACCATTATTTGCTCCTCAATGGATAGGGTGGAAAGGGCCAGTTATCGGGCCAATCTTTGGTCATTTTTTGTTCCATTCACGGCAAAATGCCCTATGGTTGACAGACAGGTCAGGGTGAAACCCTGCTACTGAACACTCTGGGTGAGATGGTGGTAGTTGTGGTGCAAATACAACAAAGATGCCAACAATGTTGACTATCAGGCCAAACAAAAACAAAGGGAATAGTGTTTTCATATCAATACATCCCTTCCCAAATCATTTCATACAATTTGTCGCCATTTTGGTCTTTAAGCTCATCAAGCTCATCATCAGTAAGCTCAGTGCCATCTTCATATTCAGCATACGAAAAAAATGCATCACAAAAATCAGGCGCATCACGATGGTCAACGCCATCAATTTCTACGCCATGTACTGTTTTACCGTTTAGTTTCATTTCAGACTCCATTAAGTTGAAGCTCAAGTGTCTATCATCTTGATTGCACTTGATATCAGGACAAACCCTTAGATGTCTTCTTTTACCAACACCTCAACCATGCCAATAGTCCCATAGCGTTTTGTGCTGTGGAGGCTGACCACTTGGGTGTCATCGTCATAGACAATGCCATTCATGCTGTCTAAGAAGGCTTTAATGATGTTATCGATGTCTGGCTTCTTACATGGCCTCTCTAAACCATCTAAACAGGCCGTAGAGCGCTTTTTAGAGTAAGAGGCAGGGATTGGTACTGTGATGTAGATATAGGCCGCTATGGGCGTTTTTAGCGGCTCAGAAGATCCCATTGCTTGCCTAGCAGCTTCTGCTATCAAGATTTCGTAGTCACGGGTTTTTGTGGGTGTATATGTGGATACAAAGTTTCCACGCCTGGCGAACTTGGGCCTACCCTTGCCTATGGGTGTGCCTTCCACTGTGAACATTACTTGAAAAGTCATTCCAATTCCCCATTCTTTATCATATTCATGTAGTTCCGAACCCTCTCCACAGATCCTTTAGAGTAGCGGCGCTCGATCAATTCAATGCGTTCTTTTGTAAAAATGCGGGTTTTTGTTGTTTCCCATGTTCTATACAACTCTCTAGCCAGTGCTATCTCAAGTTGTACCCTGTCCCCCGCATTGCTTACTACCTTCCTGCTGTAACTCATCCAGATCTCCTGTCATTACCAGTGCCTTGTCTACTACCCTCTGTGGGTAAGGTGTTCCTTCTTTAACCTTGTCCAGTATCTTCATCGCTAGTTCATGTGTCATATCAATCTCCGCAAAAACAGGCAATAGTTTCTTCGTTCGGGTCAAACATGTCTGTTTGATCCTTTGTAAATTGCATCATGCTGGCATAACTTGGTCGGTCTTTGCGGAAACGAGCCCCGTCTGGCTTGCTTGCCAATGCCAATGCCAATGCTTCCATCTTTGCCCACCAAACTGCTCTTTCAGGCTTTTCAGTGATCAAACTCATGGTTTGTGATGCACCTTTTAGAAAGCAAAGGTCACAGTTTCCGTGGTAAGTCACCCCGTTGATGTTGGGCAGCTCAAGGTCAAAAGATTGATTACGCCAAAACTCTCCAACCATCTCCTTAGTTACGCCAGCAGCAACCAAGGGAGTCCTGTCTCTAGGTATCTTGGCGGCTCGTCTAGGCTCGTCTGCCCTGATGCCCACCCAAGACATATATTCCCCGTGGCTACGCTTCTCACACATACCAATTGACAATAAATAGTTGGCAATCGTCCTGATCTTCATCTCAATAGTGCAAAACCGTGTAACAGGGTTAGGCAGGTAATTTTTCTTGCGAATTACCGCTTCAAAAGGCTCACCATTGCGGCTGGCTGTCTCATAAGTCACGACCTTAAAACGGTCTTTTGATTCTTCGGCTTCTGTGTACTCAAGCCACACAATAGGCACATTCCAATTCACAGAGCAATCATGCACAAACTTTAGTGTTGCTTTTTCCTCTTTTCCAGTGTTTGCAAAACAGACTACTGCTTCCTCCGGTAGGCTCATCTGGTGAGCCTCAAGTATCTTGTACAACATGTACCCACTTGTCCGACCCCCTGAGAAGCTTATACAGGTTGGTTCGAGTATCGAGTAAGGGTTCATTGTGTTTTCTCCATATTCCATTGCTTTGCTAGTATGTATTGCGCTAGTGTGATATTACTCTTTGGTGGATGGAAGAGCAAAGCACAGCCTTACCGTGTTCAAAAACAACAGTTCGCTCTGTGCTTGCGTACATTACTCTCAGGAGCCATGTCTTCGCATAATCACTGGACAGACTTAAAGACCTTACAGCCTTACCACCAGGTTCTATCCTTGGCCCACCTTCCCCGCTCTGGCTTGCTCGTGTTACGGGGTTATTTAAGACACTACCACTGACGTACCGCATAGTGTCCGAGTGACCGTAGGGACAATAAAAAAGCCGCTTACAACTGCCCTCGGTAGGAACCCTAAAGTAAAAACCAAGGGCGAGAGCATGTGTAAACGGCTTCAATTTGTCGCTTCCTACGGCAACGGTTTGAATTCTATACCCGATTCCGGATCTCTGCCAACCTTTTTTTGATGTCATCAGGTATCGGTGCAGCTTTACCCCAATCCTGTTGTATTTTTACAAGCGCAGGATCAGCGACTTTAGGCTTATCAAAGCTCTCAGGAATCTCAGCACCGTCCCAACGCTGTTGGTTAAGGTAGACCAATGGAGCAGGGATAAAAGCCCCGTCTGACTTGCGCCAAGCGTCTGTAGTAGCCATCCATGTTGTGTGCTTGATGATTTGGTCTGCACAACCATCATAAAGACCCTTGTTCCACCTAGCCAAGCAGACATTCTTACCGCCCTTGCGGACAGATTTGGGCCATGCTGACCAGAATTTCTCAAATAAATCGCTCATTTACTTCCTTTCGGTTTGGCTTTCTGATAAAAGGCCAGCACTTTGGGCTTTAAATCTCGCACAACAATGTTGTTATGCAATGTTGCTTTTTCCTGCTTGCTAAACAGGGTTGAGGGTTGGGATTGCCAATTAAAGGGGCTGGAAGATTTCATCTAT